AACTCCATGAAAGGTTCTTTTTCAGTTATACCATATGCTCTATCTTCTCCTAACTTTTCTTGCTTTAGTTCTCCTTTGATATACTTTGCAATATTACTAGAAGATTCTTCCCATGTTTTCTTTGCTTCTGGTTTAAAAGCTAACATAGCAGGATTAATTACTGGCAGAAACTTATCATCTACAATTCTACCACTATATTCTGTGACTGAGTTTTGTTTTGTATAAAATTTAAGTGCTTCTGATCCAACAAGTATAACCCAATCATATTCATCTATATTTATATCAATATCACAATCTCGTTTTAATACTTTCTTAATTGTAGGATCAGAGCATAGTGCATATCTATCAAACTCAAACTCGTTATTAAATAGTTGCACAAAGTCCTGTCTACTTGGTTTATTTTCTATGAGGGCTACTTTAGCCATATAAATTCTCCTTTAATTCTTTTACTTTCTGTTTGTTTAGTGATCCTGCATCCCCTAAGTTTCTTGGTATTTTTATATTTTTATGTAATATTTCTGCAATATCACATAATTCTTGTACTCGTATGGCGGCTTCTTGACCTGCATCGTCTGGATCAAAAAGCAAATCTACACCTGATACTCCTTGCATTTTTAGTAGTTTTAGTTTTTCTACATCAATGTTTCGTGTTCCAAAACAACATACTGCATTTTCCAAACCTTTATCATATAAATTCATAACATCAAATATACCTTCTACTAGAATAACTCTTCCTTTTATAGGGCGGACTTGAGCAGGGAATAGAGGTAGCACTGCCTTTGGGGGATGGAATAAATACTTTGGAACTTCAGTTGGGGACTGAGTTCTGCAGTTAAATGCTACTATTCGACCTGTCAAGTCCTTGATCGGAAAAGAAATTCTGCCTGTAAAGGGTTTGTCTGGATGCAAAAATGCATTAAATCTTTTATAAGTTTCTGGTTTTATTTCTCTCCAGTTACCTACATAGGGCATAAAATTCTTTGGCATCTTCAATCCTACGGAAGATGCTCTTTTTTCTTCTATCTTTCTTCTAACTTTCTCTCTGCGAATATCTAAAGGATTCGAAGGGGCATCATAATAATTAAATATATTGCCACGAAAGCCACAAGAAAAACAGTTGAAAACACCTGTTATTCTATCAATCCTCATACTAGGATTATTATCATCATGCTCAGGATTTAGACATGATACAATACAGTCTGCTGGAGACAACTTATAATTTACTTTTCGTTCTTGTAGTAGTTCCTCAACTGTCATTCTTTGCTACATCTTCTTTTACTGTAGATTTGTGTGTCCATTTTAATGCATCGCCTATGAGTTCATACTCTGTCATTTTTATTCCTGCATCATCTGTTGTATGAATGTAATATCTACTTTTCCATACTAATTCTGCCATTTGAAACCATATAGCGACCATTCTATCTCTTTCTTTTTTGTCTCCCCATAGATACATAAGATCCCACCAATTTTCATTAAATCGATGTACTTCTATTTTTATATCTTTAAAAGTATATCCTTCTGGATGTGTTCTTACTAATTCCCATAATGCTCTTAATCTTTGGCTACCAGCAATTGGATAGTAGTGAGGCATTGTTAATATAGGAGACATAATACCAAACTGTTCTACACTATCCATAAGCTTATGGTTTAAAGGCACTTTATGTATATTTTGAGATACTGCCTTTTGATTTAATAAAAATTTTACTTTTTGTGTTTCTACTGTAAAGGGTGGCAGAGGTATTCTATCTGCCAACTCCTTACTAATTCTATCTGCTGCCACGCTGTTGTTTTCTCCATATTCCGCGTCTGCGTCTTTTTTCGATCTCCATTCTAATCATGTATGTTCTGATTAGTGCAACTACTGTAAAAATAAATGTAGTTACTAAAGAAATAAGAAATGCACTAGTCCACTGCCATTGTTCTATTAATAGCCATAATAAAAATGTTTGCAATGGAAAGTTAATTACTAATGCTGCACCTACTTGTATTACTGATTCTTTCAGTGCAAATTTTTCTGTTTTAGTCATAATGATTCTCCATATCATCAAATAATTTGTTTTCGTGTTCTTGTTCAAATATAGTTCTAAATTCTTCTATTGTTGGTAATGGAAGTTTTACTACTCCATTCTGTAAATTTCTTGCATACTCATTATATGCTTGTTGTAATTGTGCTTCTGTATATAATATCATCTTTGTTGCCTGTATAATTTCCACCACTTACGACCTTCGCCATAAGCTGCTGATCTAACTTTATTATAGATCATCTACGTTTTCTCCTGTTGCCATACTACTTTCTATGGCTTCTCGTTCTTTAGGGTTAAGTGCTGTCTGAGGTCCAATCTTTAATGTTTCCCAGTCAACTACACTTGTAAAACTTTCCATACGATTACTTCTCATTTTTGTACAATTAAAAGTCATACAGTTATCTTGTTGTTCCCATGTCTCAAGAGCATATGCCGCATCCGCAGCATCTAAGATACCTTTTGCAAATCTAGCTTCACCACTAGCATCTGTTTGGTATGGTGCAAAGAATAATGTTTCATATTCTTGTGCATAAAGTTTCATTTTCTTACTTACTTCTATTTGTTCTGTCCAGTCATATTGTCCTGCTCGTGTTGGGGCATTATGTCTGCGAACTTGGTTTAGATAGTCTACTATTACTACTCCTACATCTAATTGATTGATTTTCTTATCTAATTCGGACTGAATTTTAGAAAGTGTAAGAGCTGGATCATAGATTACATCTAGTTGTCTTTCTTTGTGTAAAGGTAGTTTTGTAAGTTTCTTATGAAAATCATCAAAGTCATGAGTTTTCTCAAACTCTGGTAATAAATCATGTCCACCATCAAAACGACCTGCCCACCATCCACCGACTAAATTCCATTCTTCTGATGAAAGAGTTTTACTTCTTAGTCGTTTTAGTGGGATTCTTGTAGCAATTGAACATATTCTTTGTAGAATTTGTCTACTGTCCATCTCTATAGTAAAGTACAGAGCACTGCGCCCTGACTCATAAACATTTGCTGCAAGATTACAACAGGTTAGAGATTTACCTGCACCACGTCGTCCACCTACTAGAACTAAATCTTTAGGTGAAAACTGGATTTGTGAATCGTACTCACTATTGAGTCCCAAGGGTAAATACCTCGATAGTTCTTTGTCGTCCTCGAATAAAGATATACTTTGCATACTTTCTTCGGGTGGTTTGACATCTACCTTGTCACTTACCCTCAACACTATTTCTTGGAGTTGTTCTATGTTTTCTTCTGCACTAGCCATTGCGACTGTGTTGTCAATATATTTATCAAGTTCATCTAGTATTTCTACTTGTGCATATTCATTCTTTAAATAGTCAAGTAATAGCCAAGCGTCAACCTCGACTTCAACTGATTCGATTGCAAATATTTTTTCTTGAAGGGTTCGATCTCGCACTTCATAACGGAGATCTTCGAATTTGGGGAGATCCTGATAATTATCGATATGTTTATCAAGGATGCGGAATATCGGCTGGTACTCGCCAGGTAGGTAATGTTCTTTTAACTTAGCCCATGTGTCTAAGTCTTTCTGAACAATAATTTGTTTTATCAGCGCAGACGCAATATTCAATGAACTCTCCCATAAGTTTTTTAAGCAAAAAAGTGGGGGAACGAATCCCCCACACGAAATTAATTAGTAATTAACCGATTTCTTTTTTAGCTGCGCCGTTGTAGTCTGAACATTGTAGACCTCTTCTTGTTAGCATAGTTTTAACACCTCTAACTGTTTTGCCAATTTCGTCAGCAATTTGTTCTACAGTCATTCCAGTGATATCTAAGCCAGCAAGTACGTCTGCTTTGCTTGAACCTTTGGTTTCTCTTTGTTTTGGGATAGAGTTAATCTCACCACTTCTTAATAGAGAAAGAGCTTTACCTCTGATTGAGTTAACTGATTTGTCAAGTGCGTCAGCGATATCTTCTACGAAAGATCCACCATTAACCATTTCAACAAATGTTGCTTCTTCTTCAGGAGTATAAGTTCTAACTGTTTCTACTTTAGGAGCTGGTTTGACATGCTCTGTAAGTTCCATAGAAAGGATTTTACCTTGAATTGATTTAGCAGAGAAGCTTCCACCTTCGAAATGAGATGCGATCTCAGCATAGGTGTAGTTTCCACTGTTGTCTTGCACAAAAGTTGCAAGAGTTGCTTCTTGTTCGTCTGAGAAAGACTTAGAAGCAGATGCTGAAGCTAATTCAACATCAAAACCCATTTTTCTCAATTTTGAAGAAACTGATCTTGTTGAAGTTTCAAGTTCTTCTGCTGCTGATGCAACTGTTGATTGGGAAATAGGGCTTTCAGAACCTACAAAGTCTACAAGAGCTTGGGTTCTTTCGTCTGTCCATTTTGGTAATGCCATGATTAGTTTTCCTTAATTAAATTATTTATATTATTAAATATTGTTATACCCATTGTTTCTGCTTTCTTAGTTTTTGAACTTTCTATGCCACTTTCATTTAATAGAATTGTTACATCCTTAGTTAAATTATCCTTTACAACAAAGCCGTATTTTTCTAGTACTTGCTGTGCGGCTGCTTTTGTAGGATAGCTTTTTAACTTTCCTGTGATACAAACTGTTCCCTTAGTGTCAGTCTGACTGACCTTTGCCTGCTTTTTGCAAGTAAAAGAGAAGGGTAAGTTGTAATACTCGTTGGCATGAAAAGAGTTCACTAACCAATCAATAAGATTCGACGCCGCTTTCTGACCCAGACCTGCTTCTGTACATATCTCTGGGGTTATCTCATTTAATGATGAGATGTGTTTTGCTAATTTATTAGAAGCACTTGTGCCTATCAGCGGTATCGAAAAAGCTGGAAGAAGAGTGATTAGGTCGACGCTCTTTGATTTCTCTATTTCTGCGTGTAACTTCGTACCCAATTTCTCTGAATCCAGTAAAAAAGATATTTCTTCTTGGGATAATGAATAAATATCGTGATAATCTTCAAGACCTAGTTTAGCAATACTTGCTGGACCAAGTCCTTTGATTTTTAATGTTTTTGCGAAGTGCTCAAGCTTTTTAAATGATTGAGCAGGACACTCATTGTTCTTACAAAATAGTTGGTCGTTTACAAATTCTAGCACACTAGAGCATGCTGGACAATTTGTTGGCGGTACTATCTGTCTCAATGTTTGTCTTTCTCCCAAATATGATAATATTATACAAACTTTCTAACCATTTGTCAAGAATTATTTTTTGGAAAGTCCGATAAAATTTTAGAATGAATGTTGAAACACTCTGTATGCCCACCAAACTTTTGTTGAGGAGCATAACTATCGTGCTCATACTTTTTGTGCAACTCCTGTTCGTATTTCCAGCAGTTGTAGATGGTGTCGTGGTAAGTTCGTTGAATACGCAACTCATACCCTTTAAAACCACGACTTCTTTTGATTACATGCCGCCAGTCTTTTCCGCTGGCGATCCCAACCTTGATACATTCACGCTCAAAGGTTCGGGTATTTACTAGAATAACTCCATAAAGAACTCCTTCTCGTTCTTGTTCTTCTGGATGATTATTAAAATATGTTTGATTATAAACTCCACTCATATTTTTACTTGCCACTTATTACAAGTTTCTTCTGATAAAACAAGGGTGGGAGTGGCAACTCTGCACCACCCTTCAGTTAAATTTTTAGATATATCATGCAGAGGCTCATAGAATTTACATTCTCCACATGGATTTGTTGGTAGAGGTTTTGCTCTACGAAGTTTGATTTTCTTCAAAGTTCTTTACTCGAAAACAGTAATTGTCTGCTGCGGACTCTGCATAGCTTTCGCTGTGTCCCTCATATTTCTCTGAAGCAATAAAGACTGAATCGTCTCCTTGAGTTTCATAGTAATCACAGCCCCAAGTACCATCAGAGTATTTAAATACTACTGCTTCACGATCATCTTTTAAATAGGTGTGATATTCCACTCTGTCTGATTGTTTCATTAATTGTTCCTTAGTGCATTCGCACTGATAACGAGGTATTCCACATACCTCACATTCCATTTGTAAATACATTAATCTATCCTTGATACTATTTGTGGGATGATTTCTCCTGCTCTTATAACTTCTACTTGACAGCCGATTTCTAATCCCAGTGCGTCTATGATTGCCATATTGTGTAGAGTTGCTCTACTTACT